TTGTGCAGCTGCGAGGCGTTTGATAGCTTCGTCAGGATTCAAGAACTTCATCAATGCCTCTGGTCCCATAGTTTGTGAGACTGTAGTTACAAACTGAACTAAAGCTTCACGATCTTGACCACGACCTAATGCATTAACACCAGCTACTATAGTAGGTCTGACTAGACCTTTAGGTAATGCTGGTATCTGTTTAGATTTGGTGAGTGTATGCATCTTTCTACTTAAATATGGTATTAGAAACTCAGTAGTTAAGAGTGAGAATAAACCACCCAACTGTTGTTCTAATTCCATCTGTGTCATACGAACTTCTTCCGCTGTAGTGCGTTCGCTTTGACGTACATTCAAGACAAGGAAAGCTTCTGCTAATCTCTTCTCTAATGTATTGACAAGCTCAAATGCTGTACGGAAGTCAGCAGTTTTACCTACTTGTACTACTCCTATATCATCTGGCCTTCCCTGAATGATAGCTCCATTCCCTGCTTGTGCTAGGCTCTGAGGCTTAGTCACACTGCTAGGAGATACTGTGAAAATAACTTTGGCTGCTGCTGCACTACCTTCCACGAGGGCTTGCATTAATGCTTCAAGAGACTTGAGATCACCAAGGAACTCTTCTACTCTTGAACGTCCGTAATCTTCTCCATCAACAGTTACAAACCTGAGGGGGAGCCAAGGACTCTTATCCTTTGGAGCTTTACCGTAGCTGTCAGGTAATCGTATGTCATCAGCTTCTTGATACCAAGTCCAGCCTGTACCTTTACGTTTAACACAAGTGTAGACATCAACATCTTTAGAGCCGTTAGCTCCACTGTCATCTACTGGGCTGTTAGGTTTCTTAGCTGTCTTAGCCGCAAACTGTTCTCCTAATAGTTCCCTATTAATTTTTTCACGAGTTACAATTTCCGTAACTGATCCATTACCATCCCTCTCTACTACATAACGGTTCAAAGGATACATCTTTAAACCTTCTGGTCCCATATAAACTAACGCATTACCTGTCACTACCAAGTGCTTGATAGCAGAAAAAATTTGAACACGATCAGTAGAGGCAGCAATGCTGTCCATAATCATTCGTTCAACCTTAGCAAAACTAAGATCTAATTCACTCTTGGCTTCAGCTGGTATCTCAACTCCAAGTTTAGAATCATCTAATTGAAGTTTGAAGAAGCTAGTCGAGGGAGGGAGTAAACCTAACATAAGTTTAGAACTTAATGTGGTAACCCCCTTAGCCCCGATTGATTGCCAAGGTGTTTTTAATTTAGTATAATTTGCAGTGACATCTTCTTGTGTAAGAAGAGATGGTATAGTTAATTGAGCACATTCAATTGCAATATCAAGAAAGGCATTACGATTACTTGTTAGTTCATGGTAACGTTGCCTTGCGCTTTTCATTAGTATTTCTTGTTAGCTCCAGTGTTAATACCTTGCATTGTTCCTGGACCAGCTGTGCCAGTACCAGCAGCATTCTTGGTAGATAATTGAGTGGTGCCTTTAGCTTTAGCTTTCTTATTTGTTTTCTTAGCTACTACTTTTGTTTTAGTTTTAGTAGCATCAGCTGGTGTTGGTGTAGGTGTTGCAGGGAGATCTGCTTTAACTTCTTCTAGTGGAGGTGCGATAGGAGGTGGATCATTGGGTTTGATCTGTGGTAGATCAGGAGCCTTAGGTGTTTTAAATAAATTTCCTATACACATAATTATTCTTTGAGTTGTTGTTTCAATAATTTTATTATTGATAATTGACCTGCTCTATAAGCGATCTGTTTAGGATCTAAGTTATGATCAGGAAACTTATCAGGAAAACGTTCTTCTAACTCCTCTACAATACGCTCTAGTCTTCCCCAATCAAGCGTACTTTGGGAGGTTTGTATTTGCATGTTCAAAAAATGATGGCATTCTTGCTCTCTTGGTGTCAGAAAGTTCGGGTGCTTTACCTTCATACATTAACCGATCGCTAGTATCGGTCCAAAATTTTCTGTCTAAATATTTGTCCTGAGTATTTCTACCTAGAGGCTCAAAGATCCAATTGACAGTGGCCTTCCTAAGTTTATCCAGAGAAGCAGAAGGGCGTAGCCCCATATCATGACAAACAAGAGAATTACATCCAACGTGGATCTGTTCGTCTCGGCTGATATCTGCCGATACTGTGCGTAGGCCAGCATCACCAGTAAACCTAAAGAAAGGGAGTAGAACAAAGAAGATTGCACGTTCAGCTACCAAGGCTTTAAGTATTTCATGGTCAGGATGAGCCATCCAAGCATCTCTTAATCGAAACGCTTCAGCTTCAGCCTTTTCGTCAACGCCATGAGCGTTAGTTATATAACCAAGAGCAAGATCATGATTGATCTCATCCTTTACATTTGATTCGAGGAGATCCCTCGCAGATGAGGGAACCTCCTTTCCAAGTGTCTCAGTAATCCAGTCACCCACAGGTATTTCCATGTGGCGTACTGCGAGAGCACGGAAGATGGCCTCCTCTGCTCCCTCTTTAAATTTTCCAGCTGTTGTTTGTACTGGTGTCCATTTTCTTTTCCTTGTAAGGAGTTTATCATAAGGTGTAAGTTTCATTCTTGGCAATCACATTGAGGGGGTTCTATAATCCCCTTCAAATAATCTTCGACATCTGATTCATCTAATGCTGCATACGCATCGCTCTTATCTTGGGTGTCTCCCATCACTTGAAGGCTGTAATATAAGGAGGTTTGAGGCGAAGCTAACCACTCTTCCACGAAGCTATCATTGTATTGTACAACATCGCTCCAGCTATTAAATGAATAGCCGTGAAGAAGTCCTGTATTGTTGAGCATTATCATTATGCCGTCTGCTACACGCTTGTATGCGTCCCAGCCAACTTCCGAGGCGATCTCAACATCGCCATAGTCATAAGATGTTACACCGAATGTACCAGAATCACGATCCACAGTGCGTCCGATTGGTGGTGCTATCTCTGGGCAAGAGGTGAAGCCATCTTTATCTTTAGTTTTATAGGAACAAGAAGCAGTAGGAGCAATAGCAAATGCTCTCTCCATCTTATGATAACGAGCAACCTTAGCTGCACCTTCAATAGCTGCTTTTAATTCACTAGCAATAATACCAGCTGTTCCTTGTTTTATATTATTAGTATTAACTTGATGAAGGGCTTCACCAAATTCTTTGTATGTTACTTTGTATCTTCGTAAGAGGTTGGCGAGTCCGAGCATTCCCAGCCCGACTTGCCTATCGTTTTCTTCGAGCAGATACTCTCCAGTCCTTCCAACACCTGTTCGGCTATGGAGGCTGCACAACTCGGACATACCTGTAGTGAAAGCCGATTGTAAGTTGCTGAGTTCACAGGCACCGAGAGATACATGTTCGAGCAAGCACGTTCCACGTGAGCGCACGTATACCTCAAGACAGACGTTCCCATAGATACGCTTCCCATTAGAGTCATGTTTAATTTTGTTTAACCATATGTCACCAGACTTGATGCCATATATTATTTGTTCCCGTGTATTCGGATCAGTGTTTTTCCATTTTTCATCATTAATGTTGACACACCGCTTGATCCACGGGAGTTCATGTCTAGGAGTAGTAATAAACTCGACAACATCAGGATGATCGATGTCCAAATGACACACAACCGCACCATTTTTGTAAATCCCCCCTCTTCTTAATGTTTCATTGAGGACTGAGTATATCTTTGCAAACGAGACTGGGCCGCTTGCAACAAGACCTTTGCCGTTCTCAGTTCCTTTGGGTCTAAGGTTGGATAAGTGGACTGCCACTCCCGCTCCAAAACGGAGAGCATGTGACACAAAACGCCAAGATTTTTCAATTCCATCCTCTCCCTCCATGCTATCTTGTACAACAAACACTGTGCATGATACAGGTAAGCGGCCTTCTGGATTATCCATCCAGTTTTGGACTCTTCCAGTCCTAGCGATCAGACTATTCATTAAACTAAATCTTTTAAGTTAGGTAAATAATAATTTGGGCCTTTTAATACCTTCCCATCTTGTCGGTATATTGGTTTCCCATTTTCATCTAGCTTGCTCATATTACTTCTATGAACACGCTTGTAAGCTTCATCTAAATCCCATCCAAAACATGCTGCCATTTGATGACACACATAGACTAGATCAGTAAGCTCTTTTAATAAATGCTCTCTTGCTACAGGATGTTTAACATCCCATAACAATTCACGGACTGCTTCAAGAACCTCTCGGTGTTCTTCACTGATCAACCCTGTTTGCAAGTTGAGAGATCCACGGTCCAGTGACCCTTCCAGATTGAAAGCTTTTCGGAACTCGTATGCGCTCTTTGAGTAAGTGCTCTTTCTCATTAATTAAATAGTGGATAGCTTTTTCTAAATCTTTAATAGGATCATCCTTGTGACCAGCACGGCATACATATTTGATAGCATTACCGAGGTGGTAGTTGAGTTGTTGATCTCTAATAAAATCCCACACCTCTATGGAACCCCGTTTATAATACTGGGGTCCATAGGATTGGTTCATTTCGGTCATAATCAAAGTCCGTATGTTGTAGGATCTTAGCTAAACGTGCATTGAGTAGAGCGTCATCGTCTGATAACCCTCTCTCTTTATATGCTTGACAAATAGCACCCCATTTATTATCAGGGTTTTTATTTAACAATTCAGTAGCACGTTTAACTCCAATTCCAGGACAGCCCCCGTAACCATCAGTAGGGTCACCAGAAATTGCCTGAATTAGATGCCAATCATCTCCATCTTCTTTTGTAATCTCTTCAACGTCATCCGTTAGATTCCATAGATTCCCAGGAATTTGACGCATATCTTTATCTGGACTGACGATTATGTTGTCAACACTAGGGAATTGAGTGGCATCCATTCCTAATGAATCATCAGCTTCCAACCCATCCCGTAGGACAAAGTTGTAATTTTTTTGACAATGGTTGAGCAAGCGTTTATATCCTAGAGGCTTACGCCTAAGTCTATGACCCTTGTAATCGGCACAAATTTTCTTCCTAAAATTTTTAGGACTAGAAAAGTATAGTACAAATTCATCATCAAACATTGCTTTGGTGACCTTTTGTAGCTCTCGTTCAAAGATTTTAAGGACTTGGCTGAAATTGGATTGAGCAATAATAACATCATTACCAAAATCTATACCTTCCTCACAAGCTTGAGCCGATTTATAAGCTAAAAAGTCGCAGTCAATCAATAACATTAATGTACCTCTGCCCAATTGTCGCCTATGTTAGCGTCGGCAGCAATCGGGATTCGTAATTTATAATATTCACCAGCTTGTGCTGCTGCAAATTTACATGCAAAAGCAACGTACTTAGCTGATGAT